CTGCTTGTTACCAATACGGACACCTCCAAAGAAGATAGCATCGTCTCCAGAGTGCAATCGCTCAGTATTAGGATCTGCTTCTGATCCTTTTGCGATAGTAGCATCGCTGTCTCGATCCAGATACACCACAAAACCTAAGTCTCCTGGCTGATACACAGGACGGATGACAAAACCTCCGCCATAAACCAAAGCCACAGGTACAGATAATACCTGTGGCTTTTTTTCGAATTTCTCTTCATCCGGATATTTGGTAAGCGGCTGTACATCTACAATCATTTTATCCTCATCATATTTGACAATCTTGACGATGTCAGCGACACAGATACCGGCCTTTACTGCTCGATCTTTTGCCTGTTCATAAGCGGCTTGTTTTGATTGCTTCCCCATTGTTCAACACCTCCTATGCCGGTTTTAACTCCATGGTGGTAAGCCATTTTCCTTTCGGGCTTCCAGTGTGCTTACCTTTGATAACAATAAATGTTCCATTAAGCGTCTCCGACTGAATCACTACCTGCTCTGATGGACCAATATGGTAATTGAGCAGGCAATCACGGGAGAAGGTTTTTCCCTCATCATTTTTTTCGCCGGATGACTTCTGACTGTCTGCACCGGCAGCAATGATGGTGTCCTGTTTCTCCTGGCCTGAAATAATCAAACCTGATTCCGGTGTGAGCAAAATGCCGTTTTGGACTCCTTTGTCAGGATCATTGATAATGATTGTATCGTTACGGATGAGAAAGCGGCTCTTGCAGTCATTAACCACGACAGCCTTCAGACAATCCTTCACCTTACCAGAACATACCTTACCTCTGTCATAGACTTTGTTCTGCTTGAGCGAAAATTCTCCAACCTCCACACCTAGCAAATTGAGTAAGTCAGACACGATCTCCTGAGAGGTCGTTCCCTGTGCATAACTCTTGCTGACTTTGGAACTTAGCCACTCTTCCATGGCCGACATTGCCGAGACTGTCGTAATCCAGTCAGTACCACTGTGCTGATGTGAACAAGCGGAGATTTTTCCGACAAATACTGCTCCAACATCACCTTCATATCCGGCATTGATGATCATTGGCTGATCTTTTTTGATGGCATCTCGGGTAGATTTCGCCAGATTATGAATTTTGACGGTGGCCGTCTGTACGGTTGTTGTATCTTCAAAAGGCACCTCAAACTCAAAATAGAAATCGTCCATATCATAAACTGCGCCACCGATCTGAGCACTGGCCTGTCTCATCCAAAAGCTCATGACTGAATCACCCTATCATACAGATACAGTTTCACTTTCTTCCCGAAATTGTCAAACGTAATCTCACTGATATCATCTCCTGTCAGGCACAGTGGAATGATAACCGGCAAAGGATATCTGTCGTCCTCCACTGATCCAAATAACGGGCGTCCATATCGAACAGGATCACCATAGCACAAATGCTCTCCAGTAGAAGCTATTGAGAGGTCAACTGTAAAAAATCCCCCCTGCTCATTATACCGAAGCAGGAAGGAATAGGTTTTGTCTCCTAGCTTTAAAGAAAAAGTATATGGGACTTTTGACACATCAACAGGGATAAAGCTGACGCTCTTCCCAAGATCAATAAGCTGCACAATATTCCCCCTATCTTAATCCATTGTAGGATGGCGTGGCCCTGCTGGAAGGCCCTGCACTTGGTTGTGCTTTAGATGAATAGCTATTGACATAAGTCATGTATGCACTTGACGATATTGTTTCTGATACGGTCGTCTTCAAGCCATCGGCACTGATAGCCGCTGTCTGAGAAGTTCCTGATGACGAACTTTCCTGCGCTTTCCCTGCGTCCTGGTTGGACATCATCGTTGATGTTGCAGCCTGTTTGGAAGATACGATCTGTACCTTTTTTAACGTAATGGTGAATCCAAACCCATTGGCATTGGATTTATCAAAATTCTGAACGAGGTTTTGAATCACCAGCATATCAATTCGAACTGCTCCGGTGTAGGTTAAAATATCTCCCTTCTGCCACATCTGTTCGAGCTTACTGTATGCTGATTGAGATACTGCAACACCCGTCAAGGAAAATTGCTGCGCATTTCGGAATACATGGTCATTGATATTAGAGCCGCCTTCGACCGGATTGTCCGTGATACTGCTTGACCTTGTCAAAGACTCCTTCGTAATGATACCCACATCGGACTGAAAGCGGACAGTACCGCATTTTTGTCCTGTCAGTGTATACACTCAATCGCCTCCTATGCAAATCCCTGCTGCAAAGATCTGTTCGCATAATCTTCCTCCTGCATCTGACGATACAACTCTGGGAAGAGGTCTTGCAGCATCTCTTTGAGTTTTGCAATCATTTCCTCGCTCAACTGCCCATTTACCTCTATTTGGATGATCGGGGCAAAGGACAGCTGACGATTCTGTTCCTCGTTGTTCACAACGTTATTTACAACATTGTCGAGCAGCTGTTCACTTCGGTCAGCCGGCAGAATGGCAGTTCCAGAAGGCAAAAACGCAAGTTCTCCACCCTCTTCGTTCATCCATGTAAAACCACCTTCAAAGTTGCCTGTTCCGGCTGCATGATGCGGAATGTTGAGCTGCATATCCAACGACGGAACATTGGACATTGCAGACGACATAGACTTGATTAAACTTGTTATTTTGGAGGTTGCTTCCTGAGCATCATCGACCATGTGACTCCACGAAGTAGAAGACTGCTCCTCCATTTTTTGATAAGTTTGCTCTGTTTGCTCGAAAATTGAGTCTAACGCGCTTCCTACTTCTTTTTTCTCCTTATCGACTTCATCGCTGATTCCCAATACGTTTGACCCTGTTGAAGCCGGTGAGGGTTTTGGCTCCGGTTTTGGCTGGTCGTCGTTTAAGTCGATTCCGATCGGAGCAGAACCAATCTCATCCTGTGTGCCTGCAAGTGTGTTTAATGAGCTTCCTAGCTCATCAACCTCCTTCTTGCTTTCTTCGGCGCCTCCAAAGAGTCCATCAAAAAAATCTACAGTTGCACCTACACCGCTACCCAAAAATTCAATGACACTGCCCAGTCCCTCAGCAATGACCCCCACCGCCTTACCGATCAGTTCAAGCGGCGGTTCTATCCACTCTAATATAGGAGATAGTTCTTCCAGTAACGATGCAATAGGCGGCAGCAGCGAATTTGCCACCGTACCAAGCACAGGCATTAACGGTTGTAAAACACTTTCGTTGAGGGTAGAAAGAATACTGGTTACCGGTGGGAGTAATGTCGACCCAAGTGTTCCCAGAATTTGAGCGAAAGGAGGAAGGACCGTCTGTGCTATCTCTCCAAACACCGAGATCAGCGGCGTTCCTGCCTCAAAGAGCGTTCCGAGCACACTGGTCAATGTTGGAATGAGCGTCGAACCAAGGTTCATCAAAACTGGAACTGCCTGCCCCATGCCATTGCTGAGTACATCCACAAATCCCATCAGCATTGGTTCAATCGTCGGCCAGTTGTTCAAAACTGTTCCAAACAAACCCTCCATAGCAGGGGCAAACTTTGCTCCTGCATCCGCCATGAACTCATTCCAGATACCCTTTAGGCTCTTTGTACTGTTAACCAGTCCACCGGTATCTTTGATCGCAGCTTGCTGGATGCTGGTACTCTTCTGAAGCAGTGCATTCATTCGCACTTGAGCCATCGCTGCATCGTCCAACTCGTCGATATTCTCACCGAGTCCCATCGAAAGTGCAGTATTTTTGAGGACAGCGTCGTCGATATGGACACCATACTCCTCTAGCGCTGCTGAGTTTCCGCTCAAATAGTCCTGGACGACCCCCAGTGCTTCTGTGTCGTCCATAGAAAAGGCATTGCCAAAATCATACGCCAGCGAGGTTGTCGCTTTAGAGAGTTCTGTGGCTGCCTCTCCAGTGATCCCCATTTCTCCATAAAGTGCCTTGTTTGACACCATGAAGCTTTGGATCTCCGATTTGGCCCGATGGATAGAGCTCCCAAAATTCTCCGCCCATTCGGCATCTTCTTCTGTGAAATTGGCAGCGAATTTTTTTCCGGAATTTTCTGAAATACCTGCCAGTTCCAGTGCAGCAGCTCCAAGTTCTTTGAGCTTGTCTATTCCCGCCTGGATCGCTTCAAATCCGATAAAAGCCCCTATGGCTCCTTTGATGGCATCTCCAATTTGGTTGCCAGCACTCTCGCCTTCATCTCCAGCATCATCAAGCTTCTTTTCTGTATCCTCTGCGGCATTTTCCAACTTTCGAGTATCCTTTGCCGCATCGAGCATCGCCTTTCCCAACTTCGATTTAATAGTATCAATAGGATGCTGCCATGCCTTTTGATATTTCTTCAGCTTCTTGTCACTGTCATCAAAAAAAGCTTTGGCGCGCTCCCCTGCGTAACCAAAGCTTGATCCGATTCCACTTTTAAAAGATTTCCAGAAACTTTCCCCTGATTTTAGGGAAGAACCCATCGACTCTTGGAAGCGTGCTCCCATCTCTTCGGTAGCACTGAGAACCTTTGTTTTGGCTTTTTCTGTCTCATCACCGATACCCTTAATTTTATCGGCGGCAGCGTCTACTTCATTTCCCAATCCTTCAGTGGAATCCGCAGCAGCATCCATTCCATTTGCAATACCACTGCCTGCTTTCCGGCCATCTTGTTCCACGCCACGAAGCTCATCCACGAGGCTTTGGAGATCAGCTGTAATTGATCCGAGTTGCTGAATAGAATCCTGGAGGCCAAAGTCCAAACCAAACGTCATGGATCTGCTGTCTTCTATTTTTCTCGCCTCCATTCATTATACAGAATTTTAGCTTCGATTGCCTCGGTGTACTCCTCCAGACTCATCGCTTTCAATTCTGTGTACCCGAGATCTTTACCCGTGTACACCATGGTCCAAAACTCTTTATGCCTTTTCGCTCGCTCCGACGCCAGACGCCGGTTTTGCAGTGCTGCGAAGAAATTTTTCGATACGGGCAACTAACATCTCAACCGTGGCAAGATCGCCAGTTTCCTCAAAGTACGCCAATCCCTTGTTTTTTACTTCCAGCGGTTCCACAACGACACCACGCAGAAGGGCATCAATGTATCCTGCTGAGCGTCTCTGCTTGCCAGAGAGGAAGCGGTCATTGATATCGTAATACCACGAGATCGAAACACTCTGGAGAGTAAAATCCTGGTCATTAATATTTACTTTTTCCTGTCTGTTCATATCGCATACCTCCTAAAAATTATAAATTGTCTTTCGGAATAAAAATGGTGATCTGCGCCGATCCAAGGTCTTTGCTTCGACCGATATCCGGCATCTTTGTGATCCTGCAATTCTCTGCACTGATACTCAGCGGATCAAACTCGTTGGCGTCATTGACAACGACGCTGAGCATCTGACGTCCAGTGGCCATGGAACGCAGCATCGACAGATGAGGGCTTGAGTTCATCAAGGTAATCGTCAGGGTGCCGGTCTCATCTCTGTTTTCAGTGTAAGCTACATCTCCCTGCACACCGACATTCGGTGTAACAATGTCACCTGTGCGAGAGTAGGTAAATACACCGGAGGAATCAAACCCTGTAATAATCGTTCCATTGATGACAACGGAGACCTTATCGGGGTCATAAGTATGTACCATAGTTTTTTACCCTCCTTACTCAAAATCAACGGTAGCCTTCAAAGTACCTGTAACTTTTACTCTATGTACTGCTCCTTCCAGCTGAGCTTCCCATGTGATCGGCGGCATCTCTCTTGCTCTGGCCTGATCATCGGTAGCATCGGCACGAGTCGGCACATTGACCAGATACATTCCCTTTTTGCTTTCTGGATCTTTTGCAATAATGCCATATTCAACTGCACGATTCAGTGCGGAAAAAACGGCGCTTGCAACCTGTACAAATCCCTGGTTGGTGTATGGTACCTTCGGTGTCTGGATCAGGAGGTTGTACAGGTTTTCACGGATAGTGAGAGCAATATAATCGGCACCCATCTGGCTATCGATATACTCCCCATCAGCACATACGCCGTTTTTCATATACTCGCGTTTGTATTCAACTGACAAGAAGTTTATATTTGCTTCCTCCAGAGCTTCACGCTCAGCGTCGGTAAGCGGCTGCAAAGTGATTCCCTGAGGCTGTTTAAACTTCCATGTAACGCTCTGTGGATAAAATGGGCCAACATTTCCAACCCACGCAGCAGCTGCTTCCTCTTCATCAGAATGGTAAACGATGACACTTCGACGATTGGTAACAGAAAGGGACTTATTTGCTGTCTGTGCAAAGTACAGCTTTCGATGGTCCTCAATTCCTGCTTCCAGCTCCGCTTCGGTTGGCTCGGTCCCCTCCGCCCACGCTGCAAGGGCCTGTATATATTCATCGTCTTTTTTATCAGTCAAGACGAGATACCAGTCGTCGTCCTGCTGTCGCAATGCCTCCAGACTTTCTACCATAGCCGATGCACTTTCAGGTGTTTCCAGCCCTACGATTTTTACTTTGCGGATCAGGCCATCCGCAAGCGTCGTTTTACCCTGGTCAAATAGCGCCTGTGCCATCTTCTCAACATTCTTACCCGAAAAATCAACTGCGATTTCCTCAAGAGATCGATAGGTCTTGATGGCTTTTTCTCCTTCGGTGCTTACGAGAAGAATATCAAGTCCCTGGGCCTCTTTTGGTTTATCATCCAGTCGTACAACTACCACTATATCTTTCGGCATAATTTCACTCCTTTACAATTTTGATAGGCTCGATATATCCAACAATTCGATCATCTACTCGACAATATCTTAACTGCACATCGAATCCGTACTGACGTGCCATTTGGTCGACTTCCAAAAAGGACCGATTTCCAGAATCGCTGACACTCACCACAACAAATCCTGCTGCATGGATGTCGTCCTTGCCTGAATGCAGGAAAAAGCCCTGTAACCGATCACACAGTTCCATCGCCTCGTCCTCTCCATGGATATATGTGTCATCCTTCCAGCGGCTCCAGCTGACTGCGGTAAAGGAAATTGTCATGGTAGGATTGACCATCCTGCGCTCCTGTCTGCCGTCAAAACTGTAACACCCCATCTCAATGGATGGCTGCATATTCGTTAGGATAGAGTAATATACAAAAGGTGCTTCCGCTTCTGGTTGTGTCTGGTCGCTTAAAACGACCGGACAACCCAAATATTGAGACAGTGCCGCTACCAAAACGTTTCTTTTTTGGACTAAGCTCTCCGTCCTCCACCCCTCCCTTTTGCTTCAACTACATATCTCTTCATTGGATGGATGCTGTTATGACCAAGTTCTTGCGTGACGGTATACGTCATATCACTTTGCGGATCGTAAACACTCCCACCCACTTCCAAGGCATGACCATTGGTATAAATTTTTTCGCTGTCCTTTGAATAAGTGCCTGTTGGTGTCCTTTGCAGGTCTTTATCCGATACAGGAAGGACAACACCTTGAAAGGCAACTTGTTCATCTTTAGATGGCACCCATTGACCACCATCCTGTTGACTGTACTTTCCACCAGATTTGAGCTGATACATCGTGTGCATCAGTTCTCCTGGAATTTGTGGCATTGGCAAACTAGAAAAGTTCATTCAGCATTCTCCTCAATCCAGTAGGTAATCGCACTGATAAGTTGTCCGGAATCAATCAAGGGTGTTGTTTTTCCTGGAGAAGAACTCAGCGTTATCCTGCCTTTCTCTTTCAACACACCCGAGTGAATATATTCTACTATCATACTGACACCCGTATTTCCAATACGTTCTGCAGCTACTCTGGTGCTGATCTGCCCCATCAATGCCATCCGTAAGGACTCATCACAGACGGAGGCAAAGTGGTCTTTATTCTTATCATAGGAGGCTCGAATAAAGCTTCGCTCCGGAATTGTCACCTCTGGAATCAGTAAAAACAGATACTTAATCTTCCTCTGGTCCTTCTTTTTGTATACCTTTTTGCTTTTCTTTTTATTCTTGCGGGTTTGCTGCTCCCCACTGTCCTCTGCCTGCTCCGCTTCCGATACCTTCCGTTCTTTGACAGATGCCTTTTTATCGGCATAAACGCACGCGAATAAAAATCCGTTCCTGCTCTTGATAAAAAAGATATCCGAAAAGTCTTTGATTCTTTTTCCTTTGGCATCTTTATGGATCGGTATTGTAAGATTCTTTGCATTGACAGCTTTAATAACTGCCCCATACTCATGTACACGGGCAATGGTCAACAGATCCGCCTGTGATTCATATACACCTTTTTGAAAGGCATTCGCTCCTGGTTCCCCACCGATCCCGATGTGGATTTTGACATGGTCGAAGTATTCCAGCACGGAGCGTATACGCTCCAATTCTTCCAGCATTCCACCTTTCACCTGCATCGTCAGATTCTCCTATATCGATTGATAGTTGAAATCCAGCTATCTCTCTGTGTTTTATAAAATGTCCATGAAACATCAGAAATAGAAAACGCTGACAATCCCTGCGCACCGTTTTTGCGGAGCTGGTATTCCTGTTCTACCATTTCCCATACGAGGTTCTCCAAGTCTGCTGGAAGGGTACACGGACTGTCTTCGGTTGCATCTTTCGGTAAAACATATCCAGCAGTATACTGCACTAACAAATAGCGTTGAGGCGCAATATAGTCGCCGGATAATCCAGCCGGATATCCACGGTAAGGCCAGCCTTCTTCTCGGTAAAGTACACCAATCTCGCCCTTTTCATCAAAATTGTAACTTGCAGGTGCCAGTACTTTTCCGCTACCAATCTCCGTTACTGAGTCGACCGATACAATCGGATAATGTTGCAATACCAATTCCTGTGAACCAGTTCCACGGCATTTCTGTCTGTAGTCGCTCCTCCCCAGTTTACGTTCAGTCATGGTTTCCACCCAGGCAGACGCAGCGTTGATCAACCTGATCAGCACATTATCCACCTGTGAGGCTGATTCTTCCACCGGCATTCCCAGCATTTCCTTGACCGTTTCCAATGTTGTGAGGGCATTTGAAGCAAGCTCTATCATAGAAATCACCTGCCCCTACTCCGATTTCTTCTCGTTTTCCTTATCCTGTTTTATTTCCCGATCGCTGTTTTTCTGCTGTTTGTTATCTTTTGCTTGTGGAATTTTGGGAGTTTTTACAGTATATACACGAGCCATCGTGATTCCTCCTTCAAATCGGCATTTGCTCTGGATCACCAAGCACGAAAGCGCAGGTGGCTGTGCAGTTAGGCGAAGAGTCGCCTGTACAAACCATTTCCACCTTCGCCTTAACATATCTCTTACAGCCCACCATATCTAAATCGATATTAACCAGCTGGCTGCCCGCGGCATCCGTTTCCAGTTCCAAAACACCTTCATCGATGGTATGGTCAAGGACCAGTTTCTTGTCCGCTATTGGAGTATAAGAACCGCTTTCCTCATCAGACTCCGTGAATGTAACCTTTACCTTCATACCGGTCGGTGTCCCCGTTGGTTTCCCAACCAAGACGCCTAAAACTGCTGAAAGAAATCCCTCTCGATCAATAACGTCTTCACTGGTATAAGGTGTGACTTTCACATTTTGAAGTAATTCTCTTTTCATTTCGAGTCTCCTTTCAAATCAATCCCCTCAAGCGTTATAAGCACACTGAGGGGATTTTTGACTAAATCGCCTTAATATTCTTGACATGCAGGAAGCTTTCTTTATGTCGTGCAGCAATATCAACATACATCAAAGCGCGGGTGGCAGCCAGGTTTTCCTCAAAGGCATTGTGCTGAACGCCTTCCTCATCTACCCAGGAGCCATCCAAAGTGGTGTAGGTTTCCAGTCCCATCTGCTCACCTAACAGAAGATCCGACCAGTTACCAAATCCCATCTCCGTAATACCACCATCGGTAGTCATAATCTGGTTGGACACCTTATATGGGAATCCAAGCAGTTTACCAGCGGTCATCTCATCACGGTAAATATAAGCACCAGTGGTGGTCTTCATGTTCATAAAGTAACCTTCCAGTACGGAATTGAATACCCATCCGAGCTTCTGGTCGTCAACGTTCTTAGCCAGAACTTTAGATCGGATGTATACTGGGAAATCCGCTGTAATCTTGCCATTGGTATCTGACAGGGCCGTATTACCAGTTGTTTTTGCATCGATATGTTCAATTTCCTTATCGGCAAAAATGCCCATAGGCTGGAACTCTCCGCCCTTGCCAAACAGAGCACCAAAATCGAGACCCAGTTCCATGCGACGTGTCAGGTCATTGGCAAAGATTTGATCAGCCGAGTAGCTGGTGCTCATCAACAGTTCTCTGGTCTGGGGTACAATCGCCTCCAATCTCTTGCTGGACAGGCGGATATTTCCGAAACTCGGCTGAGATTTTGTAATCTTACGCTGCTCTCCACCCCAGGTTGCACGTGCGCCGCCGGTCATTTTCGGAATATTGATGTTGCCAGACGGCATTGGCACTTTCTGGGCGCCCAGCTCGAAGATAACTGTTTTGGCATACAGCATCTCAATAATCTGATCCAAATACACTTCCGGAATCAGATAACCGCCCGCCGCCGGATTAGTCGCTGCCAATGCTTTAAACTCACGCGCCATATCGCTGTCATCATACCTTTTGCTGGCATAAAACGCTGCTGCTTCCGGATCATGTTTTCCGAAAACATCATAGCACTTGATTGCACGCGCCAGCTGAATCTGAGGTGGCGCCGCTTTTTTCTGTTTTGGATTCACCTGTTCACCTCTCGAAAAATAAATATCGCTATATTTTCTCTTGGGTTGCCGCTTAGGTGGAGTCGATTTTTTTCCTGTTAAGCCACCTCTCTTTTTGGCCTGCTCTTCCGGATTTTCGTCCTCTTTACCTTCTTCAGGATCTTCTCCTTCTTTTTCTCTCTCAGGATCATCACACGCTTTACCTTCTTCAGGATCATCATCCGACTTTGCAGCATCAAGGATTTCGCTGACAGCTTCCATAATTTCTTCACCTGTCAGCTCCCCAATCTCTTCCCCCGCCTCCTTACGGGACTTGCGTTTTTCTTCTGCCAGCTCCAATGCCTGCTCAATCACATCTTCCACATTCTCTGTTAAACTACCCTG